CCATTACTAGCCAAGGTGTAGCGATTGTTAATCCAACGATTACTTCATTAGGAACCTTAGTATTGCAAGAAATTTTAACAGGGGGTCTTGGTAAAAAAGGCGGTGGAGGTGAGGCTGGTGGTAACAACTTAATATTAAAAGGATTGACGACTTACTTGTTTAGATTAACTAATGCAGATACGAATAACAATGCTCATGCTGCTGAAATTATATTAAGTTGGAATGAATAATGGTCGCTAAAAAATATCAAAATCCAGAAGGAGGCTTGAATGAAGCTGGGCGAAAATACTTCAAAAGGACTGAAGGCTCAAACCTTAAAGCGCCGCAAAAGTCTGGTACTGATGGTAGGCGCGTATCTTTTGCTGCTCGTTTTTCTGGGATGGCTGGGCCGTTAAAAGATGAGAAGGGTAGACCAACACGATTAAAAAAAGCATTACAAGCGTGGGGTTTTGGTAGTAAAGAAGCAGCACGTAATTTTGCAAACAAAAACAAAAAGGCATAACTATGGAAATGATGAGACTGAGCGCTGAAGATGTTTTAAAAAGACATGATAAGGCAATGACAAAGAAAGAAGATTTCCGCAATCTTTATGAAGAAGCCTATGAATTTGCTTTGCCTCAGCGTAATCTATATGACGGACATTATGAAGGCAAAGTTGGTGGACAAAAGAAAATGAGTCGCGTGTTTGATTCAACTGCGATTAATTCTGCTCAACGATTTGCTAACAGAATGCAATCAGGTATTTTCCCCCCACAACGTAAGTGGTGCCGATTAGAGCCAGGCTCTGATATTCCAGCTGATCGAAAAGCAGCTGCTCAAGCCGCACTAGATTTATATAATGAAAAATTATTTGATACATTAAAACAATCTAACTTTGATATTGCTATTGGTGAATTCTTACTTGATCTTTGTGTAGGCACTGCTGTCATGTTAGTACAGCCAGGTGATGATGTTAATCCAATAAATTTTATTCCTGTGCCACAATACCTTGTCTCTTTTGAAGAAGGCGCTGATGGACAAGTAGATAATGTATACAGACGTATGCGAATCAAGGGCGAGTCCATCCAACGTCAATGGCCTGATGCAAAGATTCCAAAAGAATTAGCAGATAAGATTGAACAAAAACCTACAGATGATGTAGAACTTATTGAAGCAACTGTCTTTGACCAAAAACGTGGTGATTATTGTTACCATGTCATACATAAAGAATCTAAACAAGAATTATTATATAAACGTATGGATCATAGTCCTTGGATTGTTTCTCGTTATGCTAAAGTAGCAGGAGAAATATATGGGCGTGGACCACTCATCACCGCATTACCAGATATTAAAACATTAAATAAAGTTAAAGAATTAATATTAAAAAATGCGTCTTTATCTATTTCTGGTGTATATACGGCAGCAGATGACGGCGTTCTAAATCCTAATACTGTTAAAATTATGCCAGGTGCAATTATTCCTGTAGCACGTAATGGTGGACCACAAGGCGAATCATTAAGACCGTTGCCACGTGCGGGAGACTTCAATGTATCTCAGTTAATTATTAATGATATTGTAGCTAACATTAAACGTATTCTGTTAGATGAATCTTTACCACCTGACAACATGTCAGCACGTAGTGCAACAGAAGTTGTAGAGCGTATGAAAGAATTATCACAAAATCTAGGCTCTGCTTTTGGGCGTTTAATTAATGAAACAATGATTCCTGTTGTTACTCAAATATTACAAGTAATGGATGAGCGCGGTATTATTTCTTTGCCACTCAAAGTAAATGGATTAGAAATTAAGATTAGTCCAGTCGCCCCATTAGCAATGGCACAAAATATGGAAGATGTACAAAACATATTACAGTTTGCACAAATTGCACAATCAGCTGGTCCACAGGGACAAACAATGATTAAAGTAGATGAGATGCTAACTCATATTGCAAACAAACTAAATGTACCGCAGAGTATATTAACCACCGCAGAAGAACGTCAAATTTTACAACAACAAGCAGTTCAAGCTGCACAACAAATGGCGCAAGAAGCTCCTGAAACTGTGCCAGCTATGGCTCAAGCTGCATTACAAGGATAGATTATGGGAATGTTTGATGCTGAAAGTATAGGATATGATTACGACAGAGCAAAGTCTGCTGGCATGGGGCCTACTGGTGATGGCACAAAAGAAAATAAAGGGCATTGGGGTTCTGTAGCTCCAACAACAGAAGAAGAAAGAAAGAAATACAATTTACCTAGAGAAAGTTATATTTTGTTAAAAGGAAAAAAACATGAGTCTTGGGATAAAGCTATACAAGGTGAAGTAGCAAGAGGCTTTAAAGTTATAAAAAAAGGTAATAGATATTTTTCAGTTCCTAGTAACCCCAGGTCTAATAGATTATTAATGCAAGATGCAGAGATAGGAGAATAACATGGCTGGATGGGATGACTTAGAGCAAGCATTACCGCTTGACACTCGAGATGTACAGCAACAAAGAGATGACACAGATCGTTTAGTATTAAGAGTTATGGGCGATGAAGACGGACAAAAACTAATGCAATGGTTACGCCAATCTGTATTAGAGCAACCTGTAGCCTTGCCAGGAAGCGACTCAAGTTATGCTTACTATCGTGAAGGACAGAATAGTATACTAAGAGATTTAGAAGCAAGGTTAATTAGAGCAAGGAAATTATAATGAGCGAAGAAACAATCGAGCCTAGCGCTCAAGAGGAAACTCAAGAGTCGACTGGCCTACTCGATGGAGCAACAACAGAAGTTGAGGAAGCCAGCTCAGAAGACACACAGAAAGTAGAAATAGATCATCGGGATCCTGCTGAAGTTACAGCAAAAGAAGAAGATGACGAGCCATTAGAAAGACCAGATTGGTGGCCCGAAAACTTTTGGAAAGCAGAAGAAGCAGAACCTGATTTAGAAGCAATTGCAAAATCTTGGACTGATTTAAGAAAACAAATCTCACAAGGAAAACATAAAGCTCCAACAGATGGCAAATATGACGCTTCTGCTTTTGGGGATACTCCTGAAGATGATCCAGTTAGACAACATGTAATGAGCTGGGCATCTGAGAATCAAATTAGCCAAGCGGCTTTAGACCAGCTTGTCGGTCAAGTTGTCGAAATGAATCAAAATCAAGCAGAAAACTATAGTATTAATTTAGAGCAAGAGCGCAAGGCTTTAGGGCCAAATGCTGACGCACGTATTAATGGTATGGTTAAATGGGCATCTGGTTTAGTCAATAAAGGTGTTTGGTCTCAAGATGACTTTGAAGAATTTAAAGTGATGGGCGGTACTGCACGCGGTATTGCTGCACTAGAAAAACTTAGATCATCTTACGAAGGGCGTGTACCTGTTGAATCTACACCTGTTGAGGGTGCGCCTTCTAAAGAAGAACTATATGCTATGGTCGCTGATGAACGATATCAAACTGATCCATCATTTAGAAAAAAAGTTGAAAGAGCATTTGCTCAAAACTTTAGTCAGTAAATATATCTAAAAATCTATTGCACACTGCCTTGTCCTATGTTAAAACTTGGGATAAGGCATATTGCATCTATTCTGTTTGCAACCCTTAACGCAAGTAATCTTGTCGTATGGCTATCGTAAATAGCAAGCACAGGCCCAGTTCTCTGGCATACCAAAGCGATTAATTTAATTTATTTATTAATTTCTTAAGGAGAAAAAACATGGCTATCGGTTTATCCCCAGCTTTTGTTACCCTCTTTGATGCCGAAGTTAAACAGGCGTACCAAGCTAAGTCACAATTAGTTGGTGCTACACGCATGAGACGAGGCGTTGAAGGTTCTACTGTGAAATTCCCTAAAGTGGGTAAAGGTGTGGCTACATTACGTGTACCACAAACTGACGTTACTCCATTAAATGTGGATTTTTCACAAGTAACAGCAACACTAGAAGATTGGAATGCTGCAGAGTATTCTGACATCTTCATGCAACAAAAAGTTAATTTTGATGAAAGACAAGAGTTAGTTCAAGTTTTAGCGAACGCTATTGGTCGCCGTCAAGATCAACTTATTATTGATGCACTAACAGCATCATCAACATCATTAACAGTTTCTAATGACATTGGTGGTACTGACACAAACTTAAACGTAGCTAAACTACGTGAAGCTAAAAAATTGTTAGACAAAGGTAACGTTCCTCCATCGGATCGTCACATGGTTATTCATGCTAACTCTTTAGCTTCTTTACTTTCAGAAACTTCTGTAACATCATCTGACTTCAATACAGTTAAAGCTCTTGTATCTGGCGAAGTTGACACCTTCTTAGGTTTCAAATTCCATGTACTTGGCGACCGTACTGAAGGTGGTCTTGCTGTTGATGGTTCTTTAGATAGAACTATTTGGGCATTCCATAAACAGGCGCTTGGTTATGCTGAAGGTCTTGGTCCTAAGACAGAGATCAACTATGTACCAGAAAAAACTTCTTACTTAGTAAACAGTTTACTTTCTGCTGCAGCAGTTGCAATCGATGCCGAAGGTATTGTTCAACTCACATGTCGTGAATCTTAAGATAAGGAGATATAGTAATGGCTTATAATAAAGATGGTTTAGCGGCTGCGGGTGGTCAATCCAAAGCTGGTGATGCTCCACAAATGTGGACATACAAATCTGCTGATGCAGTAGCAACAGTAAATACTGCTGGTTACTTTAATGATGCTTCAACATTGTTAAAAGTAGGCGACATGATTTACTTATGGGATACAGCAACCCCAGCAGCGCACATGGTAATAGTATTATCAAATGCGTCTGGTGTCGTTGACGTATCAGACGGTACAGCTATTTCAGTAGCTGATGCTGACTAAGTAGTAGTAATAAATGCGAATGACGGGGGAGCGATCCTCCGTCTATTTGCACATTTGGAGATAATAAATGGCAACAGGTGATACCGACATAAAAATATGTTCTGATGCGCTCTTAATGTTAGGGGCAAGTCCAATCTCGTCTTTTACAGAAGGCACAGACGAATCTAATATTTGTGATCGACTTTATCCTGACGTTAAAATTAAAACACTAGCAAGTTATCCATGGACTTTTTCATTTAAAAAAGTGCAGTTAGCAAGATTAATTACCACTCCCACAAACGAATACAAGTATGAGTATCAAATGCCATCAGACATGATTGGTAGGCCACGTGCTTTATATGATACAAGTAGCACTTATGCAGTTCCTAGAAGGGAATATACAATTCAAGGACAAAAAATATTAACCAACTATGAATCAGTTTATGTTGATTATCAATACAATGTACCTGAATATGCGTTACCTCATTTTTTTGTTCAATTGTTAAAGTATCAAATGGCATGGCATTTAGCTAGTCCGATTACCGACCAAACAGAAAAATCTCAATATTGGCAACAAGTAGCTGAAGGGACACCAGGAGAAAATGGTCGAGGTGGTTACATGAGACAAGCAATGAACATTGATGGGCAAGGAGAGCCAACTAACGCAATACAAGATTTCTCGTTAATTGATGTGAGACATTAATGGCTAGATTTGTTAGCATACAAACTAACTTTACTACAGGCGAATTAGATCCGCTTGCTAGAGCAAGGATTGATTTAAAGGCCTATGAAAATGCACTTGAAAAAGCTAAGAACGTTATATGTCAGCCACAAGGCGGCGTAACAAGAAGGCCTGGTACTAAATTTATTAATGAACTTGGTGGCACCCCAGCAGATGGCGTGCGTTTAATTGCATTTGAGTTTTCAACAGATGACAGTTATATGCTTGCATTCACTACAAACAGAATGTATGTTTATAAAAACAAAGCGCTTATTACTAACATTAATGGTTCTGGCAATGACTATTTAAATACAACAGGGTTTGGTCTAACTGGCACACACATGGACCATCTTGTATGGACACAATCCGCTGATACATTAATTCTAGTGCATGAAGATCAAAGACCAATAAAAATTGTTCGTGGCGCATCAGATAGCTCTTGGACAATATCAAACATTACGTTTGACTCTGTGCCACAATACGCATTTACTATAGCTACAAGCAATCCAGCAGCAACACTTACTCCTAGCGATGTATCTGGCAAAATTACATTAACAGCATCAACTGGTGTATTTACTAGTGGTCATGTTGGTCAATACATTAACGCTGATCCACAAGGGCGAGCTAAAATTGTTAAGTATGTTAGCTCAACTGTTGTTAATGTAGTTACAGAATTTCCATTCTTTGATACATCCGCTATAGCTTCAGGTGATTGGGAATTAGAAACAGGATATGAAGATGTATGGTCAGCAAGTAAAGGATGGCCAAGATCAGTTACTTTTCATCAAGGACGCTTATTTTTTGGCGGATCAAAGTCAAGACCGTCTACTATATGGGGTTCTAAAGTAGGGCTATTTTTTGATTTTGAAGCCGTGGAAGGATTGGATGATGACGCTGTTGAAGCTACCCTTGATACTAATACTTTTAATGCTATCGTTGATATTATTAGTGGTCGTGATTTGCAAGTGTTTACTACGGGCGGTGAGTTCTATGTTCCGCAAGAAGGATTAACTCCAATTACTCCAACAGACTTTTTCTTGTCTACTACGTCACGTAATGGATGTAAAGAAGGCGTGCGAGTCAAGCAGCTAGAATCGGGGATATTGTTTGTACAAAGACAAGGAAAGGCTTTATCTGAGATTGCTTATTCAGATACACAATTAACCTATATTACTTCTAAAATTTCATTGCTGTCAGGACATTTGCTTAAAAATCCAACACGCATGGATATACGCCGTGCTGTGGCTACAGATGAAAACGACTTATTATTAATTATAAATGAATCAGATGGAACCATAGTTGCATTTTCTTTATTGCGTTTGCAAAATGTTATTGCCCCTTCAGAATTTACTACCGTAGGTAGTTTTGTTGATGTTGGTGTAGACATTACAGATATTTATACCATTGTAAAAAGAGATGATAATGGTACTGATAAATATTATGTAGAAGTTTTTGACAATACATATTTAACAGATTCAGGAGTAAAAGGCACAACAGCGTCAAGTTTAGATATGTCTCATGTTGATGGTGCAACAGTCAATGTTATATCAGATGGATATGTAGAATTAAATCAAGTTGCAGACAGTGCGGTAACCTTTGTTAATCCACCTACAGCATCATCAGAAGTAGGATTACCAATTAGTGTTGAAGTAAAAACAATGCCTGTTGATTTAAAAATACAAACAGGTACACGTATTGGCTTTAAGAAACGTATTGTTGAAGTTAATGCCTTGCTTTATGAAACACAAAATTTAGTTATCAATGGGAATCCGTTACCTATTCGATCATTAGGTGCTGACGCACTAGATGATCCTGTGCCAGAGTTTACTGGGACAAAGACTTTACATGGTATATTAGGTTATAATAATGAAGGACAAATTACGGTAACACAGAACGCGCCGTTGAAGTTTACATTATTAGGGTTAGAATATAAATTGTCAGTACATCAAGGAACATAGAATATGGGAGCAGCAGTAGCACCAGCAATAGGAACTGCTTTTGGATCAGGTGCAATTTCCTCAATAGCAGCAGCACCAGTATTTAGTGCAGTTGCAGCAGCACCAATAGCAAGCGCTATTGCTACACCAGCAATCTTTACTACACCAGCAGCTCTTGGTGGGGGTTTGGCTAGTAGTGGTGGATTAATGGGGGGACTAACATCCGCGTTTAATGCTATTAAGCCATACATGTCGTTGATTAATGCTGGAACACAAGTTTTACAAGGATATCAAGCGTATCAATCTGGACAAGCCCAAGCTGCTATGTACAGAATGCAAGCGTTAGAATTAAAAGCTAAAAATGAAAAATTAAAAGTAGACGCAATAAGACAGAGCAATCTTGCATATCGTAAGTATTTAGAGGCACAGAGCGGCGCTATAGCTTATGGGTATGCTGGCGGTGTTTCTGGATTCTCTGGTTCAGCGCTGCTTGCACAAACTGTAGGCGGTAAACGTTTAGGCACAGACATTTATGATATTCAATACAACAATATGGTTGGTCAAACATTTGGTAATGCACAGGCTAGTCTGTTAAGTACAGCAGCAGAGTCAGCGTCAACTGGATCATATTATGATTTAATGATTGGTGCTGGTAAAGGCATTTATGCTTATGAACAAACAAGGGTACCGACATAATGGCACTTCCTATTTATGAATCTGGAAATATTAAATTAACTGATGCGCCTTCGTTGCAATATGTAGATATTCAGCAACAAGAAAAAACAAATCAGCGTATTGGACAATTCTTACAATTTGCATCAGAAGTGACTGGATCTCTTGCAACTGATTATGCGCAAGAGCAAGCAATTAAATATACTATTGCTAATCCAATTACTAAAGATAGAATTGACGCATCAATAGCTTCAGGGACAGATCCACTACAAGGCATATTAACAGGTGGCATGGATTATAATGCTGCTTTAAAAAAAGCAACAGCGCAACAAACAGCTGGTGTATTAGAAAATGAATTGCATGCACATTTTAGCGATGTTATTGCTAGAGTTGATCGCAATGAA